TCTAGATAGTTCTTCACCATCTTCCATAACTACAATATCTGTTCTTACTTGAACTGATTTGTATTTTCCGACCACTTCGATTTTACCAATCTGTGTCTCTTTAGTTATTGCCATGTGTTGTCTCCTTTGTTGTCATTGTTAATCTACAAAATAAATTGCTGTTCCTACAACATCTACTGCTTGACCTATAGATGAGTTGTGACAGCCATCTGCTGTTCCATTTAGTCTTGATTTAGAAAAAGTTGCTCTATTTTCATTTTGTCTAGTTGCAATACTTACATTAACACAATCAAAACTTGAAAGTCCAAAATTAATACCAGAAGCATAAGCAATAGTACCTGCTTGATTTGTGCTATCTGCACTTGAACAAGTAAATGGTAAATTTTCTATTTCAATATTTCCACTTGCACTTCCAATAGTTACAGCAGATGTAGTTATTCTAAAATGTGCAAAAACTTGTCTGCCTATTTTTGTATAACGACCTTGTTGAACTGTATGAGTTATAGAACTGTAATGTGTACCACCTGCTTGAATAGATGGTGTAAAAGTTCCTTCTTCGTAATCGTCTAATTTGTTTGCTGTGCCTGTGCCACCAACATATAGACCACCACCTAAGTATAGGTTTTCCCATCTTGAAGCACTTGAACCTAAATCAAGGTTATTATCTGAACTTCCACCAGATGAAGTTCTTGGTAAAATACTAGGTTGTCCAACAGAATCATAAAATCTAAATCCTACATCTCCATTTCCAATTACTAAATCATCTTGGTCAGTACCAATAGTACCAACTGATGTTCCATCTTTATAAAAATTTAAAATATTTCCATCAGAATTTAATCTTGTAAATTGAGCTGAATTTCCACCATCTCTTGTAACATTTATTCTACCACTTGATTCTATTGAAGTTCCTGCTGTTCCTAAAGCAGTAGTAGTTTTTCCCACCAATAAATTTCCAGATGAGTCGATACGCATAGCTTCTGAAGCGTTTGTAAAAAAGTGCATTGAATTATCACTATGTTGATATTGTATTCTGCCTATATTATCATCTCCATCATCTCCAAAAAGTAATAAACCAAAATCTGAATTTCCACTTAATATTGATATTCCTGTGTTAGAACTATTTTCAACAATTAAGTCATCACCATTGGAATTAGCTGAAGCTCCACTATCTGCTGTTTTTACATGAAGTTTTCCTAAAGGTGATGTTTCTCCTATTCCAACGCTTTCACTACTATTTATAGTAATAGCTGTGCTTGTTGCGTTATCGTCAATACCAGTTGATGCAAAAGAAGTTAAAGTTCCTGTCTGTGTAATTCCTGTGTATGCACCAGATATTCTTGCTGATGGTACTGTACCACTTGTTAGATTTGATGCGTTTAGTGTTGCTACTGAAAATGTTCCATAAGTTACAATATCAATAACGTCACCTGCTGTTGCACCACTAGCTAAGACTACTGATGTACCTGAAGTAACAGTTACGTCTGTTCCGTTTAATAATTTTGAACCGTTTAAATAAACATCAATAAATCCTGCGTCATACGCTAAAGTATTTCCGTTATTGTCTGAACCTGTGAATGTAGTTTGTCCACCTGTAGCTGTGTAATTAAATCTTTCAGAAGTTCCGTTTACTGATGAACCTGCGTTCTGCCAACCAGATGAACCATAGACACGCATAGTGTCTAAAGTTGTGTCATAATATAAATCACCTACATCAAGACTTGTGCTTGGTGCTGAAGATGAAACTCTGTATCTTTCTCCAAAGTAATTAACTCCAGATAAATTTCCTGCAACTTCATTAACATTAGTAATTGAACCACCAACATTATTAACATTAGCGATTGAACCTGCAACAGTTCCAATATTGTCTGAACCTGCTAAATCTGTAGCAACAGTTCCAATGTCTGTAGCATCACCTGCTACTACTGTTACGTCTGAAGATATACCTGCAACCGAAGTTACGTTGCTAGATATTCCTGCAACTGTACTGATGTTAGAATTATTTCCTGCAACAGTATTTATGTTTGTAGAGTTTCCTGCTACTGAATTTATGTTAGCTGAATTGTTTGCTATTGAAGTTACATTGGAAGAAATCCCTGCAACTGTACTTACGTTACCAGAGATACCTGCAACTGTGTTTACGTTTGCAATATCTGTAGCTACTGTTCCAATATCTGTTGCATCATTAGCAACTGAAGTTACATCTGATGAAATTCCTGCTACTGTTGTAACATTACCAGAAATACCTGCTACTGTAGAAACATTAGCATTGTTACCTGCTACTGTAGTTACGTTAGCTGAAATTCCTGCTACTGTATTTACGTTGGCTATATTTGTACCAACTGTATCTACGTTAGATATAGAACTTGCAACTGTATCAATCTCACTTGTAGCTTCATTAAGGTCATCAGCTACGGTCTCAACTTCTGATACTGCTTCTGCTAAATCATTGGCTACTGCAATAACTTTAGTAATATCTGTAGCAACAGTATTTACTGAGCCTATGTTGGTAGCAACAGTATTAATATTTGTTTCGTTAGAATTTACTGAATTGATATTTGCTTCATTAGAATTAACTGCATTAATATTAGCTATATTTGCGTTTACTGTAGTTAAAGCTGTTTTGTTTGCAGGGGATAACCAAGTGTTTTCTAAGTAGTTTTTAGTAGCAACATCTTGTGCTGACGTAGGGTCTGCAACATTTCTTATTTGCTTATTAGTTGCGTCATATTGAAAATCTACATTTGAAATCTTAATTACATCATTAGCATCATCAATACTTTCTTGTGACATAAAGAATGCTTGGTCACTATCTGTATCTAAATCGTTCTCTGTAAGAACTGACCCAGAAGCATAGTCTACTAATTTAGTAGTCTGTGATGTTCTTCTTCTAATCTCAATAGCCGCATCTTGGGCAGGTGCAGAGGTAAAAGTAAGAGTAGTTCCTGCACTATTTAAGCTAAAAGCTGTAGTAACTGACCCTGCTAGAGTAACAGTTAAATCCGCCGTACTTCTATAACTAAAAGGTATAGAATATGATGTTGTACTGTTATCGCCTGTATAACGTACAAAACTATTTGCCATGTATGATTTTCCTTAATTTTTGATTGGGTTTTACTAAAAGTGTAAGTTTAGTTATTTGCTAGAGTTTCTAAGGTTTCGTAGTGTTTTCTATATTTATTATCTCTATTTTCATAGATAGCTTTTTGTCTTTCAGCAAATTCTGGAAACTCTGCCATCATCTGTTGTTTAGAATATCTGTCTATTCTTTTAACAAAATCAATAATAATTTGAGCTTGTTCATCTTTACCATTAATAGTACCTGACGGGTGTTGATATAATTCGCCTTTTTGATTTCCTAAATCTGTAACCATTTTTTCAACATATTCAGACAATGTGTAGTGTTTTCCATCATAAGATTTATCATAAATAATACTTCCACTCTCATCTACTCTAGTTTCAAACTTAATTTCTAACATTCTATCGTAAGCAGTTTGATTTTTAGAATTTCTCATATCTTTTAAATTCATTGAACCTGTACTATCACCTTTCATTCTAATACTTTGTAATGGGTGTTTGTATTTAAAATCACGTTCTCTTATAAATTTAGCTGTCTCTGTATTTTTAAAATTAGTCATAGCAAAAGGTGAAGACCATAAACCACTTTCACCACCTAACCCAAATAACCAACCATTCTTTCTATCAATAGGTTCACCAAACATATTACGTTTTGGCATCACTGCGGTTTTACTGTCCATTGGATTTAAAGTTTGTAGTCTATCACTTAATGTATAAAGTTCTCTTTCCCACTCATCATTAACTCTATCTAAATATCTTAAACCTCCTGACAATGGAAATACTTTAAATGCAAATTGAGAAGCAATGTTTGTTCCCATTCTTTCTGGTTTTCTTGAAAACATTACATCATCTGTTGTCATTAAGTTTACTAATTCAATAATATTTTTTGTGTAAAATTTAGAAGTCACGTTTCTTGTTAATGTTGCAACTGTTCCCATAATTAATTCAGTTGTATCTTTTTCTATAACAGGGTCTAAATCATCAGTAGTACCTAATCTACTTTTAAACAAAGAAACTAAATCTGCCGCAATAAAAAATGGCATCATAATAGGGTCTAGCCTATTTAAAGAAATATATCTTCCATCATCAGTTTTGTATGAATATGGTATCTCTCCAGTATTTTGTTCTTTATCTTTTTGTTTTTTCCAATCTATATCACCACCACCTACAATTTTACCTGCTAATGCAAAATTAACTGCCGTTCCCCACAATGCCCAACCCATTTGTATTCTTGCTTTAGCTTCAGCCGCCGCTTCTGGGTTAAGGTATTCTTTTTTTCTTAATGGGTTCATACCTCGTTCAATAGAATTTCTAATTTTTCCGTTCTTTAATCCTTTTTCTGCTAACATGTGTTTCATTTGAAATTGAAATCTACCTAGAAAAGGTAAGTGTTGTGCTGACCATCTTAATAAGTTTGATGGAGTATTAATAAAGTGAAGCCCTAATAATCTTAATGATTTATGTTTTGTTGCAGTTCTTAAAATTGTACCTGTTAGTTGGTCTTGTATTTCACCTGTGTTTGGGTTTATTTGTCCAACATTTTGAGTGTAAGAACCTTCTTGTGCATAGTATAATGGGGAGTTTAATCTGTCATTAACAGTATTTCCTATTTCAATAGCAGACCCTTTTTCATTAATAAATTCATCTTCTATTTCTTTTGCTCTTTTTTTGTATTTCTCTGCATAATTAATATCGGTAAAATTCTTTTTATTTATTTGTATGTTAGTGTCATTCATTACACTAAACTCTGGGTTTTCTTTTAATATTCTTGAATTAACTAAAGATGTCATTCTAGCTTTAAACATCATAGATTTAAGAAATTCATCTCCTGCTGATAAAATTCTCATAGGTGCAGAAATAACTCTACCTGCTCCTTTAAAAGATTGTGTTACAGCTTTACCTATTTTAGTTCCTTCTAATCCTATAACATCAGTAAGAGCTTCACCCCAAGCATCAAATAAATCTTGAAGTTGTCCTTGTCTTACGTTGCTATCGTGTTTCATTTGTCTGCTGTCAAGAATAGCTCTACCTTCATAGAAAGATTTTCCTGCTCTTTTTAAAGCATGACCAATAAAAGCATATTGATATAGATAAGTTTGTAATGCTTCTCTCATAATTACTCTTGCTCTGTCTTTGTCTCTAAAAAACATGTTTGCACCTCTTAACGCCATTGTTGCAGGTTTCCATTGTGTTTGAACTAAACCTGACACAATGTTAAGAATGTGTGTATCTGGCGAAGATAAAAGGTTGTTGTTTACAAACTCCATACCAAGTTCCCAGTTATTAACTTTTCTTACATTTTGTAATGCTCTTATAATCTGGTCTCTGTCAGATAACTTACCAACTGCATTCATAAATTCCCATTTTTGTTCAGGAGTTCCTTTTGCTAATTCCAACATTTTAGGATTTTCTGGTTCAGTCATTAATTTTGCGGCTCTTGTACCATCAGCATCAATTCTTCTTGCAACATTACCTCTAGCAACATTTGTACCCATGACACTATCAATCATTAATTCTGTTGAAGTTTCTGCCATTTTTTTATCAAAGTCTGCTATTAATTGTAATTTTTCTTCAGGTGTTAAATCAAGTCTATTACTTTCTGTACCTAATGCACCCATGATGTCATATTTAGCTTTAATTTTATCTTTTTGTGCAACCATTGTTGCATACAAATTTACAAAATCTTCACCATACGCAACTCTTTCCGCAAACTCTGTTAATTTTTTAGGGTCAGCTCCATACAACCTTACTGCATCATTAATCATTTGTTCAAAAGTTATTGTCTTCTTTTTTAATTTATCGGTAACTTCATCAATCGTAAATTTTATTAAACCTTCATTGCTTTGCTTTTGGTCAGAACTAGGTTTTTGAAATTTAGGTGCGTTGTTTGATTTTAATGGGGGTTTATCTTTAGGAGTAATTTCACCTCGATTGAGGTCATTAATATATTCTTTGGTTGTTTTAGGAGTTGGTTTAATTTTTAAAGAAGGTGTATTGTCATCTGGTACAAGTACATCAAACAGTTGTGAACCTGTCATATTACTTCTACCTTTAGCGTCTATTTCCAATAATTTTTTAACGCTTTTTCTTCTTAATGCGTTATTTGTTAACTTAAAAGAACCTGCCGCAAAAGCAGAACCAAAAGCTGTACCAAAACCAAAACCTGCGGCTGAACTAATTGCTCCTCTACCTATGCTGTATTTATCTTGAATACCTGCTTCTATGTTTGTGTGTTGTAATAAAGCATCTTGTCCACCTGCTATAACAGCATTAATACCACCTTCAGTTAATCCGCCTTTTACTACAGCTTTACCTAATGCTTGTTTTTGTGCATATTGAGCCGTTTCTTTTAAAGCTCTTTCGTTAAGTTCACCTGCTATTTTATCTTTAAGTGTTACTCTTAATGCTTGTTTGTATGCTTGTTTTGCGGCTTGACCACCCACTCCAACACCTACAAGGTTTACTGGGTCAGCTATCATAGCTCCCCCATTGTCAACTAACCACGAACCAAAACTTCTATTTGGGTCATTCCAAAATGAAGGGAGGTTTTCATAAGTTTGTGATATATATGCAAATTCTTTTAATCTTTTTTCGTCTTCTTCACCCATGACATTAGACATATCCATACCCATAGAAACTGTGTTGTTAGTCCTCCAAGACCTATCAGTATAAAAATAATCTAATAAATCTGCATGAGACATTTTATTAAATTTTTTGTCATTTTCTCTGTAGGAATAATAACTTTTTAATGTTTTATAAAAATCTTCTGTTTGTATTTGTTCTAAAGCATCATTTTCTGTTTTAGCTATTTCAGGTACAACGTAAGTTGATGTATCTGTAGTATCGTTATTTCGTAATTTTTTAAAATCCATTATTTAGCCATGCCTTCCATTGCATCTATTATTACTTCTCGGTCAACACCTAATTGTTTAGTTAAATCATTTATTAATTTTGCACCTTCTTTATCTGGGATAAGGTCAAAGAACTCTTTATTTAAAGTGCCTTCAGGAAAGACTGCTGAAAGAGTGTTTTGTATAAATGGTACAATTTCTTCATTATTAAAGTCTTCTTGTGAAATACTATTAAATGGAAAGTTATCATTGTTAGTTCTGTGTTGTTCAATTTGCGGAACATTAACTTTTTCTCCATTTATTATTATTGATTGGTTATCAAATTTATCAGTCTGTATTTGAAGAGAAGATAAAGCTGATATAGCAGTGTCAAAAGTTTCATAGAAATTAGTTGCTTGTCTTGTTTCTTCTTTTTTAGCTTCTTGTACCTGTTCGGTTTCTAGTTTTTTCTTTTCTTCTAATGCTTTTGCATCAGCTATTTTTTGTTGGTCATCAAAAGTTATTAAAGGTTTTTCATTTATACCAACAGCATTTTGATATTGTTTCTTAATATAAGTTTCTAGTTTAACCATGAAAGCATCTCTTTCATCATTGGTAGGTTTTCTACCTTCTCTTTTAAAGAAGTCACTTTCAAAGTCATAGATTTCTCTTATGACATGTCGATTAACAGAGCTTTCAGCCATTGCTTGTGCTTTCTCTTTTCCCATCATAGTGCTATCTTTAAATGCTCCTTCAATAATATTCATAATAGCTTTAGAACCTGAAGAGTATGCTAAGTTGTTTAAATGTAATCTTGCATTGTCATCTTTTTGTGAGTTCTCATAGTGGTCTAGCATTGCTCCCATTTTTTTAGGGTCAGTGTCCAATTTGTTAAATTCTTCTTTCATTTCATCTATATCAGCAAAACCATCAGAATAAATTTTGGCAACAAAATCATCTAAAATTTGTGGGTTATCATCAATGTATAAGTCATCAGTCATTGCTCTATCAAAATTTGCAACAGCATGAATGTCACCCATTGCTTCTAATCTATCTCTTAAAGCCATCTTTTCTGTGTAAGTTCTAGGTCTTGTAGTAACATTACCTTCAGCATCAGTTTCGGTTACATCAGAATACATTTCAGCATAGATAGATTTTACTTCTTGGTTTCTTTGGTATTCAGCTTCTTGTCTATCTTGTCTTTCTAAATCTCTTCTTTTTCTTGTTAACGTATCTTGCAAAGATATAACTTCTTTAGATTTTCTTGAAGCTAAAGTACCAATAGCTGAACCATTTTTAGAATACCCTAAATTAGTATTCATTAATATATCTGCTCTATCTAAATCATCTTCTGTTTTTGCTTTTGAAATAACATCAAGAATACTTCGTCTAACAACAGCTAAAGTTTCGGCATTAGTGTATAATAGATTTTTACTTTTCCCATCTCTTGAAGGTATTTCTATTTGTAAATCTTTTAATATTGATGGTAAATTTTTCTTTAAAGTTTCTATAGGTTCATCTGATAATATTCCTGCACCTTCCATTACTTTTTTTACTGAATTAGCTTCGCCTCGAAGTTTTGCATCTTTTACTGCATCTCTTGCTCTAAATTCATTAAAATGTTTTGTAAATCCTAATAAAGTTGCACTATCCATTGCCTTCGTATCAGGCATATATTGTTTATAAAACATATCAAGATTAGTGCTTTCATCTGTAATGTCATAATTATTATCTTCTTTGCCTTGTGTAATAGCATTAATAACTTCATGTGCTTTGACTTTTCCTGCATGATAATTTGTAGTAGCATCAATGTATTTACCAGTTAACTCTGGGTGTTTACCTGAAATAATCTCTGCTTGTATAGTTTCAAATGATTTACCATTTGCATATAGTTCATCTATCTTTGCAATAGCTTTATCTTTTTTTCTATCAATTCTTAAACTTTCTGCTTTACCAACTTTATAACCTGCATTTGTCAGTGCTTTTGCTAGACCATCAGTAGCACTACCTGTTGATACATACCCTGCGTTAGCCGCACCATAATATTTATTAGTTGCTTGTCTTTGATATTTTGCCATTACTGTTTAGCCTTTTTGTTGTCTTGATAAGTTTCGTAACCTTCGTATGCTGTACTTGCTACATCAATAATTAATCCAGTTCTTGAAGGTTCTATAGG